GTAAAAGAAGTACCGCTTCCACTATACTTAAATACTCTGTTTGAAAGTATATGAAAGAATATATCTCCACTTCTTGCTGTACTATCACTTGATACAGATTGTATAGCTGTAACTTTTGCACTGTCAGCAGGAACACTTGTTGCACTTCCATTTGTATCAAAAGCAATTACAGCACCTGCCGCCCCTGCTGGACCTGTTGGACCTTGTGCTCCTGTGGAACCTGGAGGACCAGCTGCACCTATTGGACCGTCTGGACCTGTTGGCCCTGGAGGGCCTGCTGGACCACCTGGACCCGGAGAGCCGTCTGGACCTGCTGGACCTGTTGGACCTGCTGGACCTGTTGGACCGCCTGGACCTGCTGCACCTGCTGGACCATCAGGACCTGTTGGACCTGGAGCACCTGTTGGACCCCCTGGACCTATTGCACCTGTTGGTCCGTCTGGACCTGTTGGTCCTGGATTACCTGTTGGGCCTGCAGGCCCTTGTGCTCCTGTTGGACCTGTAGCACCTTGTGGACCTGTTGGACCTGTTGCTCCAGTAGCACCTGTTTGTCCTAATGTTACTAAAGGAGACCCCATATTTCCGGAAGTTAGACTATTTGCTGCAGTTCCTGTTCCTATAATTGTATGAGTTACTCCAGTTACTCCTCCACTTACTTGAGTAGCATTTGCGTGGAATCTGTTAGCTGTTGAATCTGTGACAACATACCAAAAGTTACTTCCTGTGTTGTAGAAAGTAGGAGTTAGTTTTGTCATACTTGAAATGGTTGATGAACCATCTGCAAATACTTGTACCCAGTTTGTTGTGTCAGATTCTGGGTTTGTTGTTGAATTTGTTATTGCATTGATTGCCGCAAATACTTTACTATTATAGCTTACAACATTTGCTAAAGCATAGTTACTTCCTGAAGACCAAGCACTTATGCTTGGAGAGTTATCAAGAATATCTTTATCTGCTGCTGAGTAGAATAAGAAAGTACTCAATCCATCTGGGCCAGGAGAACCTGCTGAACCCGCTGCTCCTGTTGGGCCACTTGGGCCTGTAGCACCCGGAGGGCCATCTGGACCTGTTGGACCTGTTCCACCTGTAGGACCTGTCGGACCTGTAGCACCCGGAGGACCGTCTGGACCTGTTGGACCTGGATTACCTGTTGGGCCTGTTGGGCCTGCAACACCTTGAGGACCGTCTGGACCTGTTGGACCTGGATTACCTGTTGGACCTACTGGACCTGCAACACCCGGAGGACCATCTGGACCTGTTGGACCTGGATTACCTGTTGGACCTGGAGCACCTTCTAGTCCTTTAGTTGTCGCATATAACTCTTCTATGCTATAGGCTGTGCTACCGTCTGTTGCGATTTTACAAAGTATTGCATCCTGTAAGATAGAGGGTTTAAAAGTTTGAAATTCAATAGTTGCTCCTGAATAAGTAGTTTTCACAACTTCATCTACATACATTAAGGTGTCACTTTCAATAAATTGTATTCTCCCATAATAAGTAACAGGACTAAATGTTAAAGTTACTCCATTTCCTATAGTTTGAGGAGAACTTAAAGTTATTGAACTTCCACTTATTGCAGTAACAAAAACACTTGAACTTATTCCAGTTCCAGTTACTTTTTGCCCTATTTTTATATTAGAATTTGAAGACCCTATAGTTAAATCTGTAGAATCACTTATACTACCACTTGAAGTAGCCGTTGTAGAGCTACCATTAACTATTCTTACTAAACCACCGTTACTAAAGTCTGATTCAAAAGAAGTAGAAGTTCCTATTATTGCATTGTCATTTGCAGAGACTGCTATTGTGCCGCTCGCAGCTGTTAATCCATTACTCGAAGCACCTACTTCTTTGAAATAAGTAACTGTAGGAGTAATTGAAGTATCGCTATGAATTTGTACTGCTTTAAATCTATCTGTAGAGTCACTTTGGTCAAACAATAAATATGCTTCAGCAGATGCTCCCATACCTGAAAAACTTTGTTGATAAGTAGAAGTTGTAGCGCTTGAATTTAAAAATGTTTCTCCACTTGGAGAATCAAACTGATAAGTGTTTGAACCAATTTCTAATAATCCTGTTGAATCGTTAATAGTTACTGTTTGATTTATAGAGCCCCCTTTTGGCATTAAATCAACTTTCGATGTAAAAGAATTTCCAAGACTACTTTCTGCAATTTCAATTTGTCTAACTGTGTATTGAGATACTGTTCCTGAACTTGAAACAGTTCTGACTTTTATTTTATATATGCCTGCTTTTATATTTTTAAATGTTAAAGTTTGAGTTGTTGCATTTGTTTTTAAAGTTTGGGCCTCTCCTCTAATATTATGTAATATTTCAAAACCTGAAGTAAATTTATATCGAGTACCGTTTGAATTTTCGGGAAATTTCCAGTTTACAATTAATTGATGTCCTTGTGAATCTGCAGCAGTATTTGTAGAAAGAGAACCGTCAGATATACTCATAGGCTCTACACTCAAACTAATACTATCAGGTGCAGGTACTATGTCTTCTGGATTAGGAGAATTATCAACAGGTCTAATATTAAGTTCAAAACCTCTTTCAATTTGTGCAAACTTATTAGCTGCAAATTCAGCTGCTACTATAGAGTACTTATAATTATCTTCTTCTTTAATTGAAATTACTTTGTATTCTTTTACTGTGCCTGTTTTTTCTGTTCCATCAGTATTAAATAATCTTAATGACCATATAGTTTCTTCTTCTGGAGCTTCACTAAATGCTGAAGATACAGTTAGAGAAGAAACATTGCCTGCAGTTGTTGTTACAGTCTTAGTCTCTATTCTTACATTTTCGGACCAAAAAACTTGTACGCTATTATTTGAATCATCACTTAAATTTGCTGCATCAGACTCAGAAGTAATACTTGGTATTAAATCTCCTCTATTATACACTACGCTTGATATAGTTGCAGTTTCTTGTTCTAAGTATGCACCACCTTTAGGATAAACTAATAGTAATTGAGGTGGAAAATCACTTGAATAAGAAGGCAAATCAATAGTTCTATCTAAAGGTATTACTGTTGTAGTTTTTGTACCTGTAGCGGATACTCTTCCGGAATAAGATGATCTATCTCTATCTGCATCTTGGACTGTAATAATATCTCCAGGGCCTAAACCTGCAGCAGCAATACTTGTTACAAAAGATACTGTTTCTTTTTCTAATCTTTGACTTAGAAGTTTCCACTTACCGGCTCTATGTGCTTGCCCTCTTGAAGTACAACCAAAAGCTAAATGGTCACTTCTAACAATTCTTCCTGTCTCTAAAATTCCTTGTTGGTCTTCTACATACTCTGTACTTTGCCTATAGTTATCATTAGGATCATTCCATTGAACTTTTACTTGGTTAGTTCTAACTCTATCTCCTGTTCCTTCATATTGAAAAATTCCACCTTCTATATTTCCTTTTGTAAAAGCATAAATAGGTTCTTTTTCTCTATCCGCAATTGCAGTTACTTGTCCATCTTTCCAAATTGCCATTCCTCTAAATACACTTGCGAATTGTTTAAGTACATTTGTAGCTTCTGCAGATTTACTTAAATAAACATTAGTTGTAAAACGAGGCTCATATCCTCCCTCTCCATCAGGTACTAATTCATCACAATATTTTGCTAATTGAAATAAACCATATTTATCTATATTTGATTTATCTATAAACTGTCCTAATCCATATCTTTCATTTGTTAATAAATCATAAAAAACCCATACAGGATTATTACAGTATACTTTCTCATAGTTTACTGAAGTTGCATTAAAAGTTGTTATATCTCCTCTAAAATTACCATCCCAATTTTGATAGGTGCTTTCTGTTGCTCCTGTACTTATGTTTCTTTTATAAGCTGCTGCTCCGCCAGTTTCATCTCTTGTAAGATAGTTTGTAGGAACTTGTATCTTTAATCCTTTTAATAAGTAAGCTCTTTGAGGTAATTGACCTTCAAAATCAGCCGCATTAAAAGATGTTGATATATAAGAAGTATATGGATATTTTAATTTATCTTTTATTATTGATTCTATTGTAGCTAAAGTACAAGGATTTGTATGTCTATAACTACCATCTATAAAATTGGTATCATTAATTCTTCTTACTCTGATTCTCCAGTTGTCGAAAGGTTGGAATCTATCTGTAATTATCATGAATTCTTCACTGAACTCATTGTATTGAGGTTCGTAAGGTTTTATATAACCAGTATTTGGAAAAGCACTATTTGTAATAAAGTTAACATTTCTACCACCTCTTCCGGTGCTTCTGTTAATAATTTGACTATTCGTAGGGCCATATAATAGTTCTGAAATATAGCTAGAGCCATTATCTACGCTGTATTCAAAGAATATTTGAAGTTCGACAAAAGACGATTCTTTAGAGCCACTTGATTTTATTGCGTGACAAGCAGGCAATTTAAAAGTTAAATGAATTTCATCTATTTCGGAAGGATTAGATACTCCTGCAAGAGCTGAAGTTACAATTGTATCTTCTGCTGTACCTTCAGATTGTGTTGGCTCATCTAATTCATTATTGTATCCAGAAACTAAATTTCCTCCAGTTCCTACTCTTGCTCTTAAATCGGATTGTTCTAAACTTATATTTAAGGCGGTATTAGTTGCTGCGGAACCAAAACCTGTTTCATGTGGTATATAATCTTGATTTCTCTCACCTGACTTAAATTGCATTTTGACTTTCTCAAAATTCATTATATCATCATTCTGACCAACGATTGTATTAAGAGCAGATATTTGACAAGATACATTAGAAGTCGTTACAGGAACAGCTTTAGAAAGTGTTGCTACATTTCCTGATATTGAACTAATACTTGCATTAAAATCTAAAGAAATATTTTTAGAAGATACAGTTACAGCTGCAACATCTTGTACTGTAATTTGTGTTGCACTCACATAAGTCTTAACTTTTGTTATTAAGTCTGTTCCATCTTGCCCCGCTCCTGCTATTCTTATAAAAGCGTTAGGAGTAACTGATTTTGAATTGACCATATCCGAAGTAAAAAAAGAACTACTTGTTGTTACTGTATCAGAGCCTGCTGTCATGCTCGCAATACCTGTTCCTTGTTTTTCTGCTCCAACAATAGTTACAGTTCTTGCTCCTAAATCTAATCCTGATTTATTATTTAAAGTCAGTGAATTTATTTCTCCAAATTGAGAATGAGTAATATTTGTTGACCCCGCTATAGTACTTATTATAACTCTTCTAGGCTTCATTATTTCATTCGCTATATTATCTATAAAAGGCACATCATTTATAAATACGGAAGCAAAGCCATTTGCTAATCCTTCTACTGGGCCTTCTGATAGTATATCATATACAACGGCATGTTGTTCCTTATCAGGATGTCTTCTGCTACTATTAACTGTTGCGGGTTTAGTATATTTTGCCATTTATAAATTTCCTATTGTTCCTGCGTTTCATAGTCACTTGAACTAGTTGTACCTGTATGCGGTGCGGTTTGTGCTGTATAAGCTGAAGTTCCATCTGACTTATAGTTTGAGCTTGTTGTTGTTGTTGTATAATTTGAACTTGCATATGAATTTACTGTACCTGGAGCAAATCCTTCGTTGATTGGAGTTCCTGCTATTTTCATTTGTCCATACAATACTGGAACAGGTTGTCCTTGTTCTATATTTTTTCCTGCTCCATTAAAAAGAAAAGAAGGGTCATCCACTTCAGGCTCGGGGGCGGACATTTCGCTTAATCCCATAAGTGCTAAATTTACTCCTAAAGCAGCAACTAACATTCCAGGTACTGTCAAACTTACTGAAAGCCCTGCTGCAGCTGCCTGAGCCATACTTAATCCAGTTACTGCTCCAGTACCTAAAGTTACAGTTCCTCCTGCTGCTAATGCGGAAGTTCCTGCAGCTGTTATAGCCCCGCCGGTTCCTACTGCTCCAGTAGCTGTGAAAAGTCCAAGTCCAGGAATAAAAAATAGTGCAGCTAATAATAAAAGACCTGCAATTAATTTTCCTAAACCTTTTCCTGAACCTGCAGGAACTGGAGTTATAATTACAGTATCTTTTAAATTAGGTAACCATAAATCTTCTTCATCTTCAAAAATTTCATCACCATTTTGAATACTAAATTGTACATTTTTATTATGGCAATCTGCTAAATATTCTTTAAATCCTTCAACTTGACAATCAATAAGTTTTAATACATCACGCATAGAAGAATCTGCAGAAGTCCATTCTGCTCCAAATTTTTCTCCTAATTCTCCCATTAATTTAATGTGGGTCATAAATATACTCTCCTTTTTCTGGTAATGATACGATTAAATATGGTATTCCCAGAATTTTTGATGCGTTTTTATCATGCTCGCTTGGATGACAATTTTGCTTATAGTGACTATGGACTACATATAATATTTTTGAAATAATTGAGTGACGAACGTATTCCTTTGGGTCAATGTAAAAAGAATTTTCATCTTCACTTTTATTTTCTACAGAAATAAATTTAATTTCGTCACTTTTTTGAACTATGAGTCCACAACCTTCACGTGGTGCCTCTTTTTCCATATAACTGTATATTTCTGGTAATAATTTATTTAAACTTTCTTGCACCTGGGAAGCCTCCAAAAGGTAGTTGTGCTATTGTATTTGGTTTCGCTGAGCCTGAACTAAATCCAAATCTTTTAGTACAAGATTTTAATCTTTTTCCGCAAACATCTCCTCTTTCCCAGTAACTATTAAATCCTGGTGCTACGTTTGAACCTGCTGTTTGTGTTCTTGTTGCTTTCCACAATCGTACTTTACTGTCAGACCCTGTATAAGTTACATAATTATTAAATCTATCATCTGTATAGGCATAGTAGTTTGCACTTGAGCTGTAAGTATCAAATACTCTTATTCGTGCCCATGTTGCACTATTATCTGCAGGAGAACTATTTGTAGCTGATGTTGCCTGCCAGTAATTAAGTATGGTTGAACTATCGGCAGAAGTATCTATAGTGCCATCTTCGTTGTATCTTCTAACCCCCGATGCAGTTCCTAAAGTAAGTGAAGTTTTATAATAGCTATCGGCAGAAGCAGAAGAACTAAAAGTTGTAAAACTCGTACTAGAAACTATAACATACTCATCATCTGAATTTACATAAACTGTATAAGTTGTTCCTGCAACTCTATAATTGCTTTCTTCGTGCCAAGTACATGCTCCTCTTTTATTTGCTTCTGTTTTACTTGGACAAGCTCCTTGATATATCCAAGGACATGCATTGTGGCCTACAACTCTATACGGAAGTACTAAGCCTTCTACATCGAAAGGAGTAGTTAATTCAAAAGAAAGCTCTAAAGCATTTCTTTGTTCTATTCTATCTATAATCCATGCTTGACGAGGAAACTCTATTGGGGTTACTCCTGAACCTGTGTCTGCACTTCCGTCTTTTAAATATTTTCTTAGAGTTCTTCTTCTATATAACTTAAATCCTACTAAATCATCGGGTGACAAACTTCCTAAAGCAGTTCCAAAAGTATCTAATACATTTGCAAAAGTTATTACGGGTCTTGGTGCAACACCTGTTGATTTTGTTTCTATTCCTTCTATTTGTATAGGTAAGGCATCATAAGTATTTAGCTGAGTATTTGTATCATAATCATACATTTGTACACTACCTAAATCGCTATCTTCTCCTCTTGTAAAGTAGACTTTTGAACTTCCATCAGCATTTAGTGCAATTTCATACAAGTCTACAATCCCCGAAGACTGTTCTAATCCTTGTACTTCTTTTATTGCTATTTTTTCACTCATTATGCTTCGTATACTCTCTCAAAAGTTGCACTTAGACTATAGAAGTTATCATACGACCATGTTTGGTTCCACTCTCTACAAATAACTTTTATAGTTTCATTTCCATTTGTATCATCTATTGTCATTCTGAATTTAGAAACACCACCTAAACTTTCAAAAAATGCTACTAAATCATCTATTTCTGCTTTTGGTCTTGTGCTAAAAGAAATACTCATAGTCTGTGCTAAATTATTAATCCCATCTGCAAGTCTTTGTTCATAACCATCTCCAAAAGTCATTGTATGAACTTTTGGCTTAGAAGCTCTTGTAAATCCTTTATCTACAGAAACCCCTCCAGAAAATCCTGTAATATTACTTCCATCATTTTGAAATATTGCTGTTGCCATCTTAACTTAATACTCCTCCGGGTCTTTTCTCTCTTTGTATTGTTTCCATTACTGCCATTTGAATTGCCATTCCAAGTGCTTTTCCTTGTTCTGCATTTCCTCCAGTACTGTTTGAATTTCCACCTGCATCTACATTGATTACTATATTATTATTTCCACCATTTCCTTTCATATTTACTGGAATACTTCTTCCATCGGGCAAAGGTACGACTGCTTCATTATGTTTTCCTTCTCCTACAAGATAAGTAGGTTCTGTTGCGATTCCACCATTTCTATATCCTGTAATTCCGCCTTTTGCCATTGGAATAATTCCGCCATCTGCCATTGCAAATCCAGGAAACATTGCAGTCATAACTTTCATTGCCAGCATTTTCGCAAGAACTTGAGATAAAGAAACTAAAATTGATTGAGCCATTGATTTAAAAGCATCTTTTACAGACATAGTGCCTTGTATAACTCCTTCAATACCTTTTATCATACTATTTTCAAAAGTATTTACAGCAACTACACCAAGTTGTCTTGTTAAATTTATAGAATTCTGTAACCCTGTTTTTTGGCCTTCTAGAAGTTGTAATGCTTTAGTTTCTTTTTGCAGTCTATTTTCCATATCTTCTTGATTGCCTTGTTCTAATTCAATTAATTTTCGTGTTAAAGCAATTTCTGCTTTTTTTGCATCTATTTCCACTTGTTTCTCAGATATTTTTAAATTAGTCTGTGCAAGTTTTCCTAGTTTTGTCTGCCCAAGAATAGTATTTGATATACCTTGAGACTTTACTTGATTAAGAGCTTTTAAGTTTGTTAATTGTTGACTAGTATCAATTTTGCCCCTTTGTTTAGCAGCTAAGCCTTTAAACTTATTGAAGGCTTTTGTAGTTGTACTATCGGCATCGTCTACAAATCCAGGAGCTGCCATAATTGCTGCATAGGCATCTCTTTGTTCCTCTAAAACTTTTAAAGCAGTTAGAGCAGGGCTAGTTTTTCCTGTTAAACTTCTTAGAGTTTCATCTGCTGTTGAACTACTTTGTTCAAGATATTTAACTGCATCTCCTGCTAAAATTGTTGATACTATAAAATCTTTTGCTCCTTGATTAAGGCCCTCAAAATCTTTAGGTAGTTTTTCTCCAACTAAAACACTAAGTTCAGGAAATTTTCCAGCTAATTTTTCTATAGTGCCCATTAACTCGCCTTCTAATTTATTAACATCTGCAAGAGAGTCGAAATAAGCTAATTCAGCTTCTGTTGCATCTCTTACTTCTCCTGCTACTCTTTTTGTTATTGATAATCCTGTAAAACTACGATCTTCAACGGTTGAATAGTTTTGACGAATAGTTTTACCACTAGGGCCTCCAAGTGTTGCATCTCCTGCTAAAGAACCTGGCCTTACTGGAGTTCTGTCCTGTATATCTTGGAGTACTTTACCTATCTGTGCTCCTGCTAACTGATTTGCATTAGCTTTTAACAACTCATTAAAAGTTCTCTCTATTCCTGCTCCAGATATTTGTTTTTCTTTTCCAAGCATCATATCTAATTCTTTATTAAAATCTTGTTGTCTTTTTATAAGCCCTTTCATTGAATCATCTGTCTCTCTTACTTTACCTCCTAAAAATCCAAATTTTTCAAGACCTGCTTTTATACCTTCAAAAGCTAATATTGCTATACTTATTCCAGTTAAAAAACCAAAAGCTTTACTTACAACTCCTGCAGCTACTCTGCTTGCTTTTTGAACTCCTGCCATTGCACTTGACCATGCTGCTTTTATTCTTAAACCTGCTGCTCTAAAATTTAATTCTGTTTTCTTTAAATGAATTGCAACTTTGTCAGTGATATTTATTTTTGTTGACATATTCATTTCTGTCATTGATTTTATCCAACTCGCTTTTACTTTTGAATCCATACCTTTAAAGATACCAATTCCTTTTGTTGCTTGAGCTTTTAGGTTTCTTAATTGAGCATCAGAAATTGTTCTTCCTGCCTGTAGTTGTGCTAAACCTGTACCTGCTGCTCCTGCGGCTTGACCTTTTGCTAGTTGAAATAATCCTACGCCCGCTTGTTGAGCTCTTGCTTTTGCTTTTGCTGCATTCATTTCTTGCAGTCTTCCGTATGCTTGAATTTTTTTCTTTGACCTTTCTACTGCGGCGTCATGAGCTGCTAATTTTGCAACAGATGCTTTTTCCCATTCATCAAAAGCTGGAAGAATTGATTGTAAAATTGGAAGGGCAAATAATCCTAAAGCTCCAGCAGCTGCATATACGTTTTGTGAAAAGAAAGTAGCTAAACCTTCTGCAGGGCCTGCTATAAGTAGTCTGACTGTGTTTAATAAATCGTCGAAAGCTTTATTTAGTTTATTAATTTGGTTAGTTTGTGGGTCCATTATTGCATTAATAGCATTAAATTTTTGTTCAACTTGACCTAATACTTCGTTTGTTACAGCTTGAGTTCTTTGAAAAGCATTTAAAGAATCTTTACTTATATCTAAAGAAGCTGCATATTTCTTAGTTGCAGGCTCTAATCTTAGTATAATACCTAATTCGTCTAATAATTCTGGTTCTGCTTTTGTAACACCTCTTACAAGACGGTTGAAAGAATCAGTAACATCTCTACCTAAAGCAATGGAGACAGTTTTTGCCGCAGCCCCTAATTTTTCTAATTGTTCAGGACTTAAACCTGCTGCTGTACCAATAGCAGCAGCTTGAGCTGCATCTGTGTATGTTACCTGAGCGTCTGTAGCTCTAATTATTGATTCCGTTAAAGTTTTATAAGCAACTCCAGTAACAACTGCATAATTTTGCTGACCTTCTTGTAATAATCTATAGTCAGCAGCACCTTTTAAAAAGCCAAATACAGCAGTCAAAGCAAAAACGTTAGCAGCTAAAGTAGCATATGCAGGGACCAAAGAACCTGAAATGCCTCTTGCCATATTTGCAAAGTTCTTTGTTTGGTTAGCGGTAGCATTTATACCTTTTTTAGTCGCATACGTCGTTTCGTCAGTTTTCTTACCTAATTTTGCAGTAGCATCACCTGCTTTTTTGGCTTTACCTTCAAATATTTTTAAAGTGCCGTCATCACTTACTTTAAATACTAAATCTGCTAAATTAATCTTTTTTGCCATTTATCTTTTTATATTTGCAGAATTAATTCCGCCTTTTGCTTTTGCTCTATTCTCAGAAGCTTTTTGTTTTTTCTGTATTTTATCATTAATCTTATTCATATTTCTTGCTTCAATATGTTTAATGAAAAAACAAACTTGTTTTCTTTCTTCTATTTCGTAGACATCAAGTAGTACTTGTAAGGCAGAATAATCTTTACCCATATATGAACCACTCATCCCATCCCATTTATCAGGTAGCAAATCATGTATAAAAAAAGCCACCTGAACTTCATAAGGATAATCTCCTATTTCAGGTGGCATCTCGTCTGGGTCAGGCTCTATACCTTTTTGGTCACATATTTCTAAATATGTGTCTATAGGTAATTGCCCTTCTTTATAATGTTTATCTAATAAACCAAGTATTTGTTTTACTTGGTCTTGGTAAAATTTTCCAGGTCGCCTGTAACTTCAGTTACCCAAGTATCAAAGTCAGCTCCATTTTTCATTAATGTTTCTGCATTTTCTACTGAGAAATCTAATTCGTCTTCAGGTTTGAGTCCACTTATATCTACTAATAGAAGCTCTTCTAAGTACTTATATTTGAGTCCTTTCCACCCTTTTATGACTGCTTTACAGTATTCTGTTAAAAATTTATCTTCATCAAGAGTTTCCTCAAAAGCTCTTGTTTTTCTGTTTAATTTTTGAGATACACATCTACTTCTAAGTTTGATGAGTTCTTCTCTTGCTAAGTAACATAAGTCAACTGAAAATCCGTTTAATGTTGGATAGTCAACTGTTACTGTTTTACTTGGAGTTAATAAACTCGCTAGTGATACGTTTTGTTTTTGTTCTGTCATTGTTTTTTCCTATAAAAGAGGGAGGGAATGACCCCTCCCTGTTAATTTAATTATTAAGTTACTGTTGGTCCTTTAAATTCAAATGTTGCTTCGTCTGTACCATCTACTGATGTTGGTAAAGCATGGAAAGTGGTTTCCAAACTTACTATATCATCAATTGAATGTGTAGGTACTTCTAAGTGACAAGTCGGTAAGGTGACTTTAAAAGAAGGTTTAACTGTTGGACTTGCATCATGTGCAAGAGTTCCGCCTACTACAAATACTAAATTGAAGTCATTTGTAATTACTGAAGTTGATTCAATAATATCTTCAAATAAGTCTGCACTTGAGTTTCCACTTGATGGAGTATTTAAGTAACAAGTAAAGTTACCTGATACATTTCTTGTTCCTGTTA